AGTATCAGGATTCTAAGCAGTTAATGTTGTATGTAGAAGGTATTACCGGAGCAGTAGATTACAAAGGATTTATCCTTACACATGTACCTATTCATCCTAATGAAGTACATTTCTACAGAGGTAACATACATGCTCATATTCATCATGTGAATAAGCTTGAAGAAGTAGAAACTCATAATAAATATGATGATCCGGACAGTGTATTAGATGTAACAAAGCATAAATACTTTAATGTTGATGCACATTTATTAGATTACACACCTAGAACTCTTGATGAACTAATACTAAATAGAAATGATTACAGCAGAAATAAGGAAGTTCATTAGTAAAATAACAAATGAACATTATAAATTAAGCAATAGTGATGATAAAAGCATGAACTATTTATGGTACATGTATTCTGAAGGTACTCGGAAAGATCAGTATAAACCATTTATTTTTTCTGCAGAAATTAATCTTAATCTGGCTATGAATATGATAACACATGATGAGTCTAAAAACTTATTGAATATGTTAGTTTCACCAGATAAAGATAACTTCTACATGCTTTATACAATACTTAAGCATTACAGAAAGAAAAGACAAAAGAAGTATGGAGTGGTTTATGATTCTGAAGCATATGCAAATATAAAGAAAGACTACACTGTTTTAATGGTCTCTCCTGAAATGCTTATAGGAAATCATACAATTAAATAAGTTAAAGACAAAATAATGACAGAAAAAACACTTAAAAAATTAGGCTTTATAAAAGTTAAAGCTAGAGATGTTGATACTAATAATGGATATGATTACTATTATTATGTTCTAGACTTAGCAGAAGGATTAAGTTTAGCATCATCAGACAGTGATGAAACTTTAAGTAGAAAAGGTTGGAAGGTTATCTCATGGGACATTCCGGATCTAGAAATTACAAAGAAAAAGCATTTAAAAGCTTTTATCAAAGTATGTAAAACAGTAATTAAAGACTAGCATGCAAACATTAAAACTCATTAAGAAAAATGGTAAGCTAACTTATCTAGAACCAAAAGATAAGTTAGCATATGAGATCTTTGAGGATAAAATTCAAGAAGGTCAAAAAGTAGACATGTATTTAGATTTTGCAGATGCAGATCATAGCAAAGCACAGCTTGCAAAAGTACATGCCTGTATTAGAGAGTTAGCCAAAGAATCTGGTTATACTTTTGAAGAGATGAAAGAGATCATCAAAATTAGATCAGGCATAGATGATAAATCATTTGCTGACTGCAGTAAAGATGAACTTATGCTTTCAATTGAATGTTGTATTCAAATTGGAAGAGATAACTATAATCTTAGTCTTTAGACTCAAGATTTTCTAATTCTTTTTCAGCATCAAATTCTTTTTCATCATACTGATCATTTTCTTTAGCTTGTCTTTCAATTTCAGCTAATAGAAGAGTAACTGTATAAAAAGATTTTTCATGCTGAGAAAGTTCTTCATATGATTTACTAAGAATATTCTGTAAAGCTGCTTCACTAACTCCTTCTTTCTGAAGAATGGTGAACAAGTCAAAAAGCATATTTTTAACCATTAAGTAATATGTTTTATTTACTGGCACATGTATAACGGCATCAGCTTTCATTTCTTTTACATTAACTTTATTCATAACTTTTAATTTTTAAACAAATATATGCAACAGAAACTAGATATCCAGGAAATTAAACAAAAAATATTTGAAAAGTTAAAACCATCAGGTTGGGGACAGGTTCTTAAACCTTTTATATTTAGTGGTGATTTTGATAATATACTTGCTCAACTTATTGCAAATGCAAAAGAGGGTAAGAGATTCACACCTACTTTAAGACAACTCTTAAGAGCATTTGAAGAATGTCCTGTAGATTCTCTTAAGGTAGTTATTGTTGGACAAGATCCATATCCTAAATTGGGAGTGGCTGATGGTGTAGCTTTTAGCTGCCAGAATACTATGGAGTTACAACCTAGTATCAACTTTATGTTGAATGAAATAAATAAGACTGTTTACAATGGTCATGCAGGAAGTACAAGTCCAGATTTAACTAGATGGTCAAATCAAGGTGTTTTAATGCTTAACACTGCTCTTACAACTACTGTTGGTAAGATTGGACAGCATTATAAGATATGGCAACCGTTTATAGCCTATCTGTTTGATTATTTAACATGGAATAGAAATGGTCTTATCTATGTTTATATGGGCAAAGAAGCTCATGTTTGGGCTGAAAGTATAAATGATAACAATTATAAATTTTTTGTTTCTCATCCAGCAAGTGCTGTTTATCAGAAATCTCAATCTTGGGACTGTAAGAATGTCTTTAATGAGGTAAACAAATTATTAAAAGAAAACAGTAACTATTCAATAACTTGGTGATGACAGAAATATTTATCAAATTAATCAAAGAGGGTTTGACACCCAATAGCTTTTATGTTTTACACTGCATAAAAGAAAAAATAGTAGTTGCAAACTTTGTTAACAAAGCAATAGAATGCAAAAAGCTGCAAAGCAACCATTGGCTTGATGAAAAGTTGCAATTAACATCAAAAAGTATTATCTTTATTACAGAAATTGATAGTTATTTTAAGAAAAGCAAGAAAAAAACCACCAAAAATCTGCTTGGAGAAGACTTTTTAGAAAACATTGGGCAATACAATGAGATATTTCCAAATAAAAAGCTTTCTAGTGGAAAATATGCAAGAGTAAATGTCAAAACTCTAGAGAATGCATTTAGATGGTTTTTTGAAAATTATGACTTTAGTTGGGAAACTATATTCAAAGCAACAACCAAATATGTTGATGAGTACAGTATCCGTAGATTTGAGTACATGAGAACTGCACAATATTTTATTAGGAAACAGAATACAGATAAAACCTGGGATTCTGACTTGGCTACATATTGTGAGTTAATTGACAGTGGGGAGGATGAACTAATTGATTATTTTAAAGAGAGGGTTGATTAATGAAAAACAAATTATTATTACTCATAATTGCTATTGTTCAGACAATCTTTGGATGGGTGGTAATAAAAGAATTCATTATGGTAATGTCATTAGGACAATTTATTGTAATTGAAGTTCTAATTTCCATTTTACATGGAATGTATAACAAAGCAAAAAGGGATTTAATTAAACAATTATAATATGGCAACTTTATTTAATGGTGCGGCACCTTTAATACCGGTCACAGAGAGAGATGCTCTCAAAAAAGCTATCTATAAAATAGAAGCTAGAAGAAAAGGAAGACTGAGATCACTTAAGAGTGCATGGCCAAAATTTAATGATGCCTTTTGTGATGGGTTAGAGTGGAGAACTATCACCGTAGTTGGTGCTAGACCAGGAACAGGGAAAACTTTATTCATGGAACAGTTGATCAGTGATATCATTGAGCACAATGCTGATCATGAGTTTAGGATTTTAAAGTTCCAGTTTGAAATGTTAGATGAGACTAATGGTATCAGAAAGTTGAGTCTAAATACAGGTTATGATTATAACTCATTGATGAGTAAAGGGGAACCTCTTGATGATTCCGTGTTTGATAAGTGTGTCCAATTGTATCACAATACTAAAGACACAGACATTATAGATGTAGTTTATGATCCATGTACAGTTGACGTTATGTGTGCAACTATACATCATCATATGGAAAAGCATGCTACAATTGTTACAAACAAAGATGGGCAATCTGAAAAGAAGTATACCAATATGCTTGTCACCATAGATCACTCAGCTTTATTCAAAGTTGCTAAAGGGGAACAAAATAAGTTTGAGATGCTATATGCCTTGGGTGAAGCTCTCACTTATATGAAAAAACATTATCCCGTAGCCTTTGTAGTGTTAAGTCAACTCAATAGAAATATTGATAACCCTGACAGAGCAAAAGATGGTGAGTATGGTAATTATGTGTTGGATTCTGATTTATTTGGTGCAGATGCATTGTTACAGCATGCAGATGTTGTACTTGGTATTAACAAACCTTCAATCCGTAAAATTAGACAATACGGGCCTGAAAGATTCATCATTGATGATGATGATATATTAGTATTCCATTTCTTAAAATCCAGAAACGGTCTTACCAAAATGAGTTTTTTCAAATTGGATAGGACTCTTATGAGAATTATGGAAATAGAACCACCTGCACAAGCAACTAGTTTGTTTATAAAAAAGTAATTTAAATTTGATTTATGAATAGAGAAGAGAAAAAAAGAGAGTTCTTTGCACAACACAATGACACTTTCAGAAAATTAAAGTTGGCTAGTCCATTTTTTGTTGTAAAAACAGCTTTTTATAAGACTGGTAAATACGGAAGACACATTCAGCTTTTTGAAGGTGAGCTCAAAAGAAATGAAGATATCTTTATTGAGTTTGTTGATGTAGAAAGAGATGATGAAGGTAAAGAAACAAATTATTTACCTATGACTCCAGACAGACAGTTGTTTAAATTCAAAGCTAATCCTTATTTTGCTGAGGAATATGAAGTCAAGGAGAATGCTAGTTATTCAGCTTATACAGTTCCTGTAAATGAGTTGGTAGCAATAGCAGAAGATGGCAGTGAAATTTCTTATTCTTTATATGAGAAAAGAAAAGAAGATGCTAAGAAAACTGCTGATTCATTACCAAGATTACAAAGTACATTAGCACCATTTCCTGATTTTGAACAGGAATTTCCTGCTAAAGTAGCACAAGTTGCAACTTCAGGTGAAGAGTCAGCTTCTGATATTCTTTTAAGAATGTCAAATGACTTTAAAAAGTTAGCATCAATATTATCTAAAACAAATTAGTATGAGTATAGTATTGCCAACTACAAAGGTAAAGACAGACAAAGTAAATGCTAAAAGAATTGTCATTTATTCTAAACCAAAGACAGGGAAAACAACAGCTTTTGCTGGTCTTGAAAACAATTTAATTCTTGATTTAGAGAATGGATCTGATTATGTAGAAGCATTGAAAGTAAAAATATCAAGTTTACAAGAGCTTCTAGATACTGGTAAAGCTATTAAAGCTGCAGGTAATCCTTATAAGTATGTTACTATTGATACAGTAACTGCATTAGAAGAGATGATTATGCCTTTAGCAATTAGGCTTTACAAACAAACATCAATGGGTAAGAACTATGACGGTGATAATATCACTAAACTTGCAAATGGTGCAGGATATTTATATATTTGTCAAGCTTTCTTTCAAGTATTAGATTTTCTTGATACCTTAGCACCCCATATTATTTTATCAGGTCATATTAAAGACAAGGTAATTGATGACAAAGGTGAATTGGTTATGGCTGCAAACATTGATTTGACAGGCAAAATTCTCTTTTCTCTTT